CAGGAACAATTTACCGCTCCGCGCCAGATGTTCCTTCCGCGCATTATAAGCCCTGTCGTGCTCGCCATGATCGTGCCAGATGCCGGCAATGGCTCCCGCATCTGTGGCAACAATTTCCGAGATGTTGGCGATCAACTTCATCCCTTGGTCGGTGTTGCACCGCCGTGCCTCGAACTTATATTGCGCAACCGACTTTCCGATAGTTGACCGCGCCTCGCGCTTATCGATCGTTCCATCGCCGCCGGGGGGGATTGCAGTGGACCATCCCTGAAACCGCTGCAAAGTCCGCTCGACCGCCTCCCGTCGATGTAGTTTGATCAGATCGGCCGCGGCGACTATCCGGCGATCCAGTTCAGCTCGCAACTGTGGTCTCACCATCGCGAGATTGAACCGCGTCACACCTGGCACGCGCTCTGCTATCCTTCCCTGATCGATCATCTTCGTGAACATCGCATCCAGCGTGGCGCGGCTCGTCGCGTCGATGTTCGCTGCCGAACCAAGGTCTCGCTCGGCCGCAGCGCGCAACAGTTGCACCCAACGAGCCAATCGCTCCACGCTGTCATACCCGTTCGCAGCCATATCCGCGACCGCTTCAGCCAGCAGGCGATGAAACGGGGTTGTTGTATGGTTCCCACTCGGCCACCGCGTTCCTTCAGGCGGCATCAGGTACGCTCGCTGAATGGTGCGGGGCTTGGCTCCTTGGTCTCGGCTCCAGGTGCCACATCCGAATCAGGAACCGGCGGCTCGTATTTTGCCTCCGCATCTTCGTTAATCATCAGCGGCGTCGTGAACAATTTACGCCGGCTGTTGATTTCGTCTGCGCCCCATGCCGCGAGTGCGGCGCGGTTTTCCTCGGTCTTCAGCAGCGGCGCCATCGTTTCCAGCAGAGCGACGACAGCCTTGAACCTTGTATCCTCGACCTTGATTTTCTCCGAGTCAGGCTCTTCCAGAAGGTTCGGCCACTTTGCCGTAAACGCATTCGACCACTGATAGAACGCGGTCAAATACGGCATGTTCCGATACGCAGAGTAATCCTTCTTCAGACCAGCATAGAAGTCTGGCGTCCACGCTCGCCGCTGCACCACTCGATCAAAGAACGCGTAGATCGGTGTCATCTCGATCCGCGTCCGGTCGATATAGCGCGCGATCTGTTTCGCGTCTTCGGTGCCTTCCGCCATACCGCCAATCATTTCCTCCTGCTCCAGCAACTTGCTGGGCATTGAGGCCGCCATGGCGATGTTCTTCAGGCAGTTGTCGCGAGCAAACTTGGCCGGACCTTCCAGGTTTTGGAAGTTAAGCGACGCAATATCCTCTTCTGTGCCAATCGACAACACATTGCCAGTGATGCCAGCCTTCAGTTGGGAGCGTTTGAAGCCAAAGAATTGCAGGATTCGGTTGTTTTGGATGGACCCCGGCGCTTTCTGCTTCGCCACAAGAAGCCCAACCTTCAATGTGACCCATTGATCGGTGATCATCGTTTGTAGGAACGTCTTCAGCGGATATAGCGCGCGCTGGTAAACAGACCGACCACTAAACCCAAACGCCGAACTGCTCCACTCGATAAACAGCGGCATCTCGTTGATAACGACCATGGTGCGCGAGGGATGGTAAGTCACAGCGCCTACGCGGACTTTTGTTGGACGCTGGAATGTTGGCGAATTTGGGTCCTGGTCCAACACCAACGATCCAGCCGTATTCAATGGATCAAGCACTGTGAAGTAAGGCGCTGAGTCGTGAAGCTTCTCCCAGTCGATAGGGTCTCCGGCCTCCCCTGGTTTGTTGCGATCTCCCATAATCAGGGTCGCAATGCCGTAGATGCGTGATTGTGCCTTTAGGCTCTTGATCAGCGCATCGGCGCCTTGCAAGTCGGCATGGGCAAGACCTGGATGCGCACCACCAAGGGCCATCCATTCGCGCTTAAACGCCTCGACAATCCGCTCCTCGCCGTCGAGCGGTACGCTGATCTCGCGCTCCTGGCTCTGCGCCATGTTGATCGGGGCTTCGGCTAATTTCGCACCCAACGGATGGAATGCGAACAAGTCTTTGCACAACTGGTAGGAGGGCTGGCTTCCCGGAACAATCGCTTCAGCTGTCAGAATATTTAGGAGAGCGCTTCCTATCGCGCCGCTCGGCGTGATTTGGGTGAACTGGTCGCCACCCTCCGAAAGGTTAGCGCCTTGGTAGCCGCTCACGGATTATGCGGTCGGCGGTTCTACGGGTGGTTGGGGTGGCGCATCGCCTGCTTCACCCGCGGCACCAACATGGCGTTCATGCTGAAGCTGCGCAGCCTCAGCAACGTCGGCATCAGCCGCGGGTCCCTGTGGTGGCGCGGGCTTCTCCGGTTCAACCCTCACCGCTGCCTCCACGTCCAGTTTCAGCGCCACCGGCTTCGGGTCATGGGGCTTCTCTTCCGCTGCTGGCTTCTCGACCGGGACGGCCACCACATCGAACCGCTCCGAGGCGGATACCAACCCTTTCGCATCCTCGACGGTGATCAACAGGTCCGTCGCTGGACGTAGCGCCGTCACAACCACAGCAGGGCCACCAGCGACCGCGCTGATGCCGACCGTAACCTGCCCTGCGGAACTTGGCCGCACCGTGAAGGTATCGCCCAAAGGAAGCGGTTGCACGTCTCCCGAGGCGTCCAGCGCCACGATCGGAATCGTCACCGTCTCCCCAACGATAATGGTATGCGCGGCATCGGCTTTCGGCCCAAAAACCGCCAGTTCCAACGCGGCGATCCGGTCAGTTTCGGTCGGCACGGGCTTGGTATCTGGCATTCGTTGATTTCCTTGCCTATATGGCCGGCCATGATCCTGATCACGCCCGGCTTTGCATTCCTGCTGCTTCTGCTGATATTCCGACCAGTCCGGCGGATCGTAAGCTGGTTACTGCTCGGGTTGATGTGCGTCTCGATCTATGCGTGCGCCACGATGAACTAGCCAAAGCCGCGAGAGTCACCAAGCGTGATCGCCACGGCATAGCAGAATGTATCAAGTAAATCATCCGAGCGCGTAGCGGCATTCTTATCGCCTATGCGGAAGCCAGTCACCTGCTGCCACATGTGATTCATATCATCTTCTTTGAACGGCATGTGCTGGTGAAACGCAACGTCGGAGAACTTAACCAACCCTTGATGAACCGCATCACCAGCGTTGATCGCTCGCCCGTCTTTGCCAAGCGCAACCAAATCGGTCGGTAATGCTTCTGCCATCCAGTTCCGGTTAAGGCACTGCTGCAACAGAACTGCCCCGCTGTTCACATCCTCGATCCAGACGCCGGTTGATCCTACGCGAGCGTGGCACGCGGCTTTAAGCTCATCTAGGCGTCGATATACGCTCGGCATCCACGTTTCCAAAAGCGCCGCATCAACCTGGATAATCGACCAGTCCAGGCAGATGAGTGGAATGCCTATGCGCGGGGAATATGCCCAATAACTGACGGCTGTTCCGTCGTGCTCTTTCCCGCCTTTGACCGAAGTGTCGATGACCGCAAACACCAATTCGCAATGCTGCGGATATGGAACAGGCTCACCATTGACCAGCAATTTGTCGCGTGTGAAAAAACTGACACCACTGAAGTCAACGAATTCGGCACGATATTCTTGTTGATAGACCAGCGGGTGTTTCTTCGCCTTCAGTTCTTCGAACTGCGCGGCCCGCCTGGCCTCATGCTCTATCTCGGTTTCACCTGGTCTGCGCGCCGGGACGTAAGGATTATCCTCAGACGGCGCGTGATACTCGATGAACCCGTATTTGGAGTCCTTGCAGATGCGGCGAAAGAAATTCTTCGGATCGTCGCCGTTCGTATTGCTCATCGCCCAGGCGGTGCCTGTGTAATCCAACAGTGTCGGCTCTATCGAGCGTTCCCAGATATCGGTCGCGTTCTCCTTTCCAAACGCGGCTTCGTCGATGATAACAACATGGTATTTGCGAGATCGGCCGGCGCGTTCATTCTCCAGCGTCCAGAAGTCTATCAGTCCACCCGTTGTCGTTCGGATCACACCTTCGACTTTGGAGGAGGACTTCTTGATTGGCGCCAGGATATCTTCGATGTCGGCGTAAATCTCGGTCTGGAACTTGTAGCTCGGCGTGAAGTAGCCAACAAACTTGCGCTTCGCAGCAGCATCGCAGGCAATCGTTTCAGCCAGCGCCGACTTGCCCCAACGTCTGCCGCACCGGATCGCCTTACGCAAACCGGGTGTGTGATAGGCACGTATTTGTCCGGGGTGAAGTGTTGGAAGTTGGATGACAGACATTAGTCGGGAAGGCCGCCCTTGATGGTGACGTTCTGATCGTCAACTTGCTCGGGCTTTTCCGCCAAACCTCCGAACTTACGAGGAGCAAACTTTGAGGCTACCCAGTTTCTTTGTTGGATTCTAATCTTAGATCGCTCTACGTGCTCCCGGTCGAGAACCGTTTCAATCGTTCCATCGCGCCGGCGTCTGTCAACCCAGTCATTCGTGGCGTCGTCAGCGATCTCAATTGTCTCGTCTACCCAAGCTTCCGCCTGCGCCTCTCGCGCACGCGCGTATTGCGCGGCAACGCCCTCGGCGATGTCTAAGACGGCCCATGTCCGCACCGTGGAGGGGGGTGGCATGCCCTCAGCTCGGCAGATTTCACGAAGACTTACACCTTCCGCCATCTGTCCGCAGATGAAATCAAACACTTTTCGGTTGAACTTTGTGGGGCGTGCCATATTCGCCCCCGGTTCAGCGTGTGGTGCGGAGGCTCGTCATTGTCGTGGGAAGCGCCGAAATCCCATTATTTCCACACCTCTCGCGAGGCTAGACAAGGAAGGCATCATTATCCGGGCCTGTCAAGCGCCAATCAGCGCTCTTCCCAATCTTTCTTGTGGGATATCGGTGATTGTCGGATCGAGCATTAGCACATCCGCCGCATCGGACCGCGTCACGCGGTTGGGCCAATAATGGTCGCAGAGCCGGTCCAGGCCGGCAAGAACCCAACCGGACAGCCGGTCCTCCACCAGGCCGAACAGCCCAACCATCCGAGAGATGGGGGTGTTGTGCAACACGAGGAGTTGGACCGGCGTCCTCAGCGTACCCCCCAGCGCCTCGCAGGCGGCGCGGTAGCGGGCCAAGGCTGCCATGCGGGTCTGCGACACATCCGCGGTCTCGCAGCCATCCTGGATGCCTCTGGCGGCCATTGTGAGGCGAGCCCCCTCGATCCCGATCTCATAGTCCTCGCTAAAGCGGGTGGCGGCGGCAAGATGAAGCCGGGTGATGGTCCTGCCGTGGTCGGCTTGGTGCATGCGCCATAGGGGGTTGGCGCGGCGATAGCCGCCTGTCTTGCGGTCGGGGATAGCTGTCGGGGCGCGGAGTTCCGTAGACCGGCGCTGCGCCGCGGGCGCCCGATCCTCTGCCAAAGCCTCCAACCGGATATCCTCAGCCCTCTGCCACGCCTCCCGTGCGGCTGCCTGTTTGGCTCGCTCGGCGTCGCGCTTGCGCTGCTGTCTGGCTTTACGCTCGGCTGACGTGCGTTGTGGCATGGCATGCTCCGATGGCTCGGGTAAGCGTGCCACATCTCACGGTGTGGCGCAAATCCGCGAAAAAAACGCGCGGGCGCGCGCGGGTGGCCGTCCTGCGACGCCGAGTAGGTTACCACGGATCGGGGACGGGTGCACGCGCCATCTGGGCGGGCGGCGACGGTGGGGTGATGGGTGGGGGTGGCCTGACAATCCTGAT